GGGTGTACGGCAACGCGCGGGTGTCCGGCAACGCGCAGGTGTACGGCAACGCGCAGGTGTACGGCAACGCGCTGGTGTCCGGCAACGCGCAGGTGTACGGCAACGCGCTGGTGTCCGGCAACGCGCAGGTGTCCGGCGACGCGCAGGTGTCCGGCGACGCGCAGGTGTACGGCGACGCGCTGGTGTCCGGCGACGCGCTGGTGTCCGGCGACGCGCAGGTGTCCGGCAACGCGCAGGTGTCCGGCAACGCGTGGGAGCAATCACCCTTGTACATCCAAGGCACGCGACACTCGCTCACGAACTCCAGGCACGGCCACATCGCGATAGGCTGCCACGAACACACGTTCGAGTACTGGCAGGAGCACTACAAGGCGATAGGCCGCGCCGAGGGCTACACGAAAGAAGAGATCGAACAGTACGGTCTCTTCATTCATATGTTCACAAATATCGGAAAATAACAAAGGCCACTGGCCAGAAAGCGGTAACCATGAAAGCATCTCTGTTAACTTTAGTCGCTGTACTGTTTCTAGCTTCTCCCGCGCGCGCGTGGAACTGTAGTGACCCACTCGCGGCGCGCGTACCCGTCCCAGCTGGCACCACAGGCAGTTACGGCGACGGCGATGGGCAACTTTTTATGGGCACCGGTAGCGAAGGTGTGAAAGGACAACTCTACGAATGCAAAGTACCAACTCCAGCACCGACCCCGACAAAAACGAAGGGGTCACCGATTACAGTAAATTCCTCAAGCAATTCCGGGGCGACCTCCAGCTCCAGCTCGAATTCGAACAGTACCTCCAGCGCGACGGGAGGAAACTCGAACAGTACAGCCGCCGGTGGCTCTTCGACAGCAACGGGCGGCGCATCGGCAGTGAAGAACAGTGGGAATTCCACATTAACCAATTCAGGGAATTCCTCCAACACAAACAACAACAGCGCCCAGGGTGGTTCTGGTGGGTCCGCAAATTCCTCGGCTACAAATAATAGTAGCGGGAACACATCGACGTACGAGAGCAACACAACGGTAGAAGCGTCGAAGATTCCGGTGGCGACGGCGCTAGCGGTGGCCCCTCCAGCGACTAGCCCCTGCGTGGTAGGCATGGGCGCTGGAGTCCAGACGATGGTCTTCGGCGGGAGTATCTCTGGCGGCAAGATCGACAAGAATTGCGCGGGTCTTGAGACCGCGCGGAGCTTCGCTAGCGTCGGCTCGCTCATCAGCTACTGCAAGGTTATGGTGAAGCGCAAGTACTCGAAAGAGGCAGGCGTCACCTTGGAGGATTGCATGACGGCGTTCCGCCCTGCGGTTCTCCCTCTGCCAGCCCCTCCGCAGCCCGCGCCGGTGGCTCCGCCTATCACGATTGTCCTTCCGCCAATGCCCGCACCGGTGCCTGCTGCGGTTCCGACCGAGACCGTTAAACAGAGCGCTACGCTGACTGACCTGGGTGATTTCACGATTACCAGACTCACCTCGACAGGAACGTGCCCCACGGTTGCGGTGCAGCTCGGCGTGCGCGGCACAGCCATCTTGAACAAAGCCATTAGCTCTGGCGACGAGATCATCCTAACAGGTGACACCCGCGATGTTGCGGTGGCCACAGGCTATCTCAAGAGGCACGGGGTGACCCGCGTGAGCGTTAACCTGCAAGAAGCTGGCTCTGTGAACGTCTCCATCCGGGAGCTACGATGAGGATTTTTGCGCTATCGGTGGTACTGCTTACCACTATCTGGAACGTAGGCGGTCCCGCCGAAGAGCACCAGATGACTCTAGAGGAGACTCGCCAGTTTTACGCGAGCACTAACCGCGAGTACTTCCACGGGAGCCTCCCGAAGGATGTTGACATTGAATTCGGTAGCAACGACTTCATCAGCCTAGATAATATCTTGTGCCACGCTCTCGGGAACACGAACAAGTTAGGCAACCGCTTCGTAATCACGATAGACCCGAAGTGGGCACCCGCGTCCGTCACCAAGGAAGAGACGATGCTCCACGAAGAGTGCCACGTCGCAACATGGGACCTAGAGAAAGATCACCACGGGAAGAAGTGGCAGAGCTGCATGCATGATCTTTACATCCAGGGGGCTCTAGATGATCTCCTCTAACGGCAATATCGTTTGCGCTCGCTGCCGCCGACCTATATTGGTGGGCGAGCCACGGGTTAAGGAAACGAGATTTACCTTCTGCGTTGAGTGCAAGAAGGCGGAGGAGTCGAAGTGAGCCGCTGCAACCACTGCCAAGGCGAGATCGACGTGGACGACTCTCTCGTCTGTACGCCTTGCGTAGAGGAATCATTGAAGCCGTGGGCCCCAGAAGAACGCGCCGCCGCGAAGTCTTCGGCAACATCCCTGGCGGCGGGAGTCTGCCAGGGCTGCGGGCATAAGTTAGACGGACAACCATTGCAGCAACCGTGCGATTGTCCGTGTCATAAATAGGAGGAAACATGAAGCTAAAGGCAACCAGTAACAAACCAAGAGAATTTACCATGAGCGACATGAAGTGCGGTGATGTGGGAGAGCTGATTAGCAATGGCTACTCGGGCATAATCGTACTGGCAGTTGGCTCCAAAGGCCAACCTGTAAAGACCGGTGGCGTTGTTGTCGCGCTCAACAGCGAGCACGGTGAGTACTGGTCGACAATGCTGGACAAGAATTCGCTCAAAGTCAAACTGTTCGAGCCAGGTTCGACTTTGGAATTCGAAGTCTAATGTTCACAGGATTTGACCCAACGGATGGCGAGCCTTTGTACGACACGAAAGAGGCGGCGCTTGAGCGCGCCAAGCAGATGATCTCTTGGAATCCTAGCCCCGAGGGCGATACAATCTGGGTTCACAGAAAGGGTGTCCCTCTGTGGTTTGCGCATCTAGTCAGGGACACTTGGTTCAGGCGACTGGCGTACACGAAGTACGAGTAGGAGGAAACATGGCTTGTTGCGAAAAATGCTGGGGCGACGCTTACATTCGGACACTTCTCAACTCCGAAGGACTGAAGACGCAGGCCGACCATTACAGAGACCTGCTAGAAGAGCGCAAGGACACGCCGTGCTCGGAATCAGAACAACATGGTCAGCGAGATCAGGAAAACCAATAAGCAGTTGATTATCAGGAGGAAACGTGAAAATAGAAAAATTTTACTGTGATAGAACTGGATGCAAAAACGAGAGGATAGGTGAAGCGAATCTGACTGCTTATCTTGAATCGACCCGCGACGCTAGTGGTAACGGCTCCGATCACTGGTATGCGTGCTTCGATCTGTGCCCTAAACACGCTCTCGGCTTGCTCCAAACTCTACTCACATCTTTGTTTGACTCAAACGAGCCTATCACAAAAAGTGCCAAAGCGCTTCTCGACACTCAAGGCATAAAGTGGGAAAAGAAATAATCAAGAGCCAATTGATTATCAGGAGGAACAATGCCAAGTGCAGGATTGCCGATAGAAAATCTGATGACATTCGAAGACGATGAAGAAAACCGAAAACTGGCTTTGAGGTTCGAGACGGATGCCAAACATGCTCTTAAATTGGGAATGTTTACGGAGTGGCTAGAGTCTTTCGTGGGAGCCTGGAATGCTACGAAAGACCCTATACAAGCATCTTCGGCTGGTATCATAGAATGGGATATGTAATAATCGAGTAAGCATTAATTATAGTAGTCGATTGATTTTCCGTTTTAGAACCAATCCGGAAGAGGTAGGTTCGAATCCTACACGGGTCGGACGGCCCGAAGAGTTCTATGGGTGAACGTCGGATTGGCTCTAAGATGGAAAATCAACCAATTGATTATCAGGAGGAATTATGGGCATGACGACGAGTGAGATGCGGACGACGTTTGAAAGGTGGATTCTAGGGACAAGGAAGCAGACGCAGCCCTTCGGACTGATTGAACGTTCTGGTGAGGGTTATTTTGATCTCTATACACAGAAACACTGGGAGGGTTGGCAGGCGGCGCTCGCTACTCCGTCTGTCGCGTCGCCGCAGGCAGCATGGAAGGATGATGCCTTGCAATCGCGCATCAATGAAGCAGTGGATGAAGCGAATGGCGTTACCGCTGCCCCCGTCGGGGAGCCGGGGCGCACGCCGCCGACTGGATTGGTCAACGAACTGGAGCGAGAAATTATCCGGCTGAATGAGGAACTTCGCTTGGAGCGATTCCAGTTTCGGCTTTGGCGGGGCGCTTGGCTGCGTCACCTTGGCGGCTACATTGTGCGCAAGGCTCACGAAATCGACGGCTTCGGTCTCCGCCATGAGCAGCAACTGAAAGAAGAATATGAGCGCGGCGTAGGTGACGCCAAGAACGCGATGGCGTGCCGAGACAAGTGGATAGAGGAAGTCGGCAAGGCACTGGCTGCCCCTCCCGCCCAAGGAGCGCCGGGGACGCGGGAGCATGAAATACAAGGATTCGCCTGCAAAAATTGTGGATTGGTAGCGTCTCTGTGCAAGTATCATACCCGTTGTTTGGCTGCCCTGGCTCAACCGGGAGCGCCAACGAAGGAGGGCACATGCAAGGAAAAATTATTCTCGTGACGGAAGACGTTATCGTAGCTAAGATGGATGACGGAACGTTTGTTCGTCACGACCGAAGTGAACATCTTTGGGCGGTTGGAGAAGACGTTCAAAAGATAGAAGGACACAGCACGCTATACATGCCAGCAACCAGCGGGCATGTTTACCTTACTGCGGACTATGTGAGCAAACCAGGGGAGAATACTGTTAGCGAGCACGGCTATATATCGAAGGACGGTATTCCCGGGATATTGATTCTTAGGCGGCTGAAGAAAACAAAATCAACGGGATATTGATTATCAGGAGGAACGATGAAGAAAGCAAAGAAAATTTGGGTGATTACGTGGAGCACCGAAAGCGGCGACCAAGGAGTCTTAGGATATTTTAACTCCAAACCAACGTTGGCGCAGCAAGAGAAGCTGAAAGAAAAGTACTTCGAACAAGAAAAAGCCGATACGAAATCTGGCGGCGGCCAAGGCAACGGATGGTATGTCTATTTCACTGTCCACGAATTAATCGAGGAGAGAGTATGAAGAAAACGAAGCAAAAAGAAACAATGAAAATCTTCAAAGTCGAAGCGCAAGGCGACACACTGTACATTCGAGCAAACCATCAGTCCGATGCTCTCCGACAACTCGAAGAATTCGCAGGACCTATTCCCTCCAGTTTGCTCACATGGACGGAGATTCCAAAGCTGCCGAAGGGCGAAGAACTTCTAGGGAATAATCAATAGACCATTGATTTGGAGGGACGATGAAATTCAGAGAACACAAAGGCGGATACGCCGAATCGATGGCAACGGCTGTCGAGCTGAGCACGAAGGAAGAATTTCTCGCGCACTTAGGAAAGATCGTACGTAAGTACACTCTAGGGTCTGCTACCGTTAGGTTTCATGACATGGAGCTTGCGGACGTGCGCGATGGCTGGAGACTGTTCTACGTGATTATGGACGGGTATGGACCTATCGGAATGATGGATGGGCCACCGCCAACAGCGTGGCTCCCGCCAATCGAATTTGTACGGGAGGAAGCATGAAGAAAGAACCTGTCGAGATTTGGGTAGTCGAGGGAAAGCCGAAACAGTTGAAACAGCTTGCCTTTGCGCCCTTCTGTGGTACTAAGGCGTGCCGGTCGAGGGAGCACGCTGAAGATTTGGCGAAGGAATTGGCCGCCGAGAAACAGTTCATAACGCGAGTGGCGCTTTACAGGAGGGTCAAATGAAGACTTGGTTTAGCTCTTACGGATGGCGAAACACGAAGAGCTGGAGCTGCCCTGTTTGCCGCAACTACAGCACTAGTGGATGCGATATTGTGGTAGACGAGAACGTTGCTAAGCACAAAGAAGCGTGTTGGGACCAGAGGCGTGTCATGGTATGTACTCGGTGCAGTAAGACGCGTGACGTCGAGGACTTATTTGCTGATAACTGCGACGGTATGCGCGGCTGGCTATCAGTCAAGCACAATTGGGTAGCCCTTAAGGGAGGGAAAATGGATACAACAAAAATGACGATTATGAGCAAAGATGAGGAGATGATTGCGGAGTTCACAGGCTTGGTGGAGCGCCTTTACGAGGTCGAGGGTAGCACGTTGTGCTGGACTAGATTCGGCGCGAGAGAAGAGCAGGCCCTACGCTCTCTAAGGGCCCGAGTAGAGGCACTAGAGCTCGCCAAGAAAGAGAACGACGAGCGTGAGAGGCTGAAGGGCATCGTGCGCGAGGTTCTCGCGGAAGCGAGAGACGGCTCTGTAAATTCCGGTTTTGACCCAACCGGGACGATTGGCGGTAACACCCAGAACCCGCTCACGACGGATAAAGCATGAGCGAAGAGCCGAAACCGAAGGACACCAGGACGACCGAGGAGAAGCGCAGGGACGCGCGCGCCTCGTATTACAGGGGCTGGATGGCCGACAAGACCTCGATCAGCTTCCCTGATTGGGTGTGCAGCATCCCCGAGCCGATGCACGCGGTAGGGCACCTTTTGTTCAACCTAGATATGATGTCGACAAGGGCTCAATGAGAAAATTAAAAGTATTCGGTGTCAACACATTCTTGCTAGGAGATCAGGCCCGCACCATAGCGGCAGTTACCAGCCAGAAGAAATTTGCGGAGGCTATAGGGACTACCCTAGGCTACGTCCAAACTTACGCCTGCGAAACGGGCAACGAAGGCGAGATACGAGTGGCATTGACCCACCCAGGGGAGGTCTTTGTTTTCTGCCCCACGTGCAACGAGTGGCGGGTCGTGGCCAAAAATAAGGCTTGACATTTTTAAAGATTTAGTATATGCTTCGGAAGTAAAATCTGACTGAGTTTTAAAAAGAGAGGTGACACATGGGTGGAGCAGGAACAGGAGATCGCTTGGCACGGGGCGCTGTACGCGCGAATTTCGGGCCTAGCGGGACGCGGATGAGCCAAGAGCAGTGGGACGCACAGTTCGGGAACGACCCGGTCCAAAAGGCCGAGTACATCCTGAAGTGCCCAGTTCACGGAGAGTTCGCATCAGGGAAGCAGTTCTTCTTGAAGGGCGACTATCCTTTGGGGCCCGATGAACACAAGGTTGGGAAGTGCTTGGCTGAAGATTGCTACGAGATCGCGGTCTACGCTGGCTTCCAGCCAATTGGCGGAGTCGAGACATCGAAGACGGTGCCTGAACCAGAGTTTGTAGAGGCTCCGAAACTTCCGGAAGACGGTCTGCCATTCTAATGAAAGAGATCGTAGTCATGCCGACTTGTAAACGTCCGGAGTTTTTGGCTCTGGCGTTAGAAAAGCTGTCGGCAGCTCCTGAAGAGCATCCTTCTGACTTAAATGTCCATATCTACGCGGACACCTCGGCTGACATTGCGTCAGTCGAGTTTGTCCGTGATAGATACTTTCCCGAAGCCACGGTCTATCAGTGGAGCAAGCATACAGAGGCCCCATCAGGGACCTGGAATATCCTTAGGTCAATCGAGGCTGGCTTTCTGCATGGGGCCGACCGCGTCTACCTAGTCGAGGAAGACGTGATGGTCCGACCGAACTTCTTCCAGTGGCACCGCAGCATCCATGACGCGAGCGCCCACGATGGCACCGTCTTGGCAACCTGCGGGCGGGTAGAGAAGCGACTTGAGCGGTTCTTCGGCGAGCAGTACACGAACCCAGGCGCTTGTTTAACGCGTAAGTTGTTCGAGCACCTCGCGCCTCATATCAACGATGACTATTTCACTCGCCCAGCCGAGTACGTGGTCGAGAACTTCGAGCCTTGGATTGGGATGAGCATATTGGACGATGGGCTGATTCGCAGGGTCATCAAGAAAGCTGGCGGGAGGAGCCTGACTGCGACCGAAGGTGTGGCCGTGCATCAAGGATTCTTCTACTACAATCGGCTGGACAGATACATGAATCACGAGCCAACCATCTGGGGCAAGATAGCTCGGCTCCGCGAGATCATCGCGGGAATCGTGCCCGGCGAGCGGTACGCCACAGACTTTGAGCCGTACGTATAGTCATGCACTAAACCCAGAGGAGGAAGCATGAGCATATTTAGTGATATAGATGCAGAACACCATCGAGAGATTTTGAGACGAATCATCAAAAAGCACGAGAACGACCTCAAACCTTGCGACGCGTGGGTGAAGATCGTTCTCGAAAAGATTTTACAGGAGTTCAATCAAGAGTGCGTTGAGTGTAGTAGTGTACTAAACACAGAGGAGGAAACATGAAAATGTATGTAGTGATTCACCAAACTGAAAGAGGAGAACGCGGTTCTCTTGGCTTTGGCGAAGGATTTTACGAAGACGTTGAACTTGTGCGATACAAAACAGACAAGATAGCTCGAAAGAAAATTCTTGCTTATTACGGCTCCGAGGGCGTCCGAGTATATCATTTGACGAAGCGACTTTTACTGAAAAAAGTTTAGGTAGTTACTAAACACAGAGGAGGATAAAATGAGTCTAGCACCGCATCAAGAACGGGTAGTAAACGAGCACGCAGAATTGGCGGACAAGGTGACAAAGCTGTATAAATTCATCACCGAAGGAAATACCTTCCCGCCATTACCAGCGGCAGAACGAGAGCGTCTAATCCGTCAGTACGGGTTAATGAAGTCCTATGCGGCCGTCCTGCTTGAGCGCATAGCAGCGTTTTGAGTATAGTATGTCACTAAACACAGGAGGAAAGATGAGCGAACAAGAGTGGTTTAGCCCGAATGACAAGCGACCCCCGGACGGGGTTGTCGTGGACACGCTTAACTCCGCTGGGCAGATGAGCCAGCTCGTGTTGAAGGGCAACATGTGGTGGTTCGCCGACATGAGCATGTACATCTACTACGTCCCGAAGTTCTGGCGAATCCCACCAGAGGTGAAAAATGCTTGAGATTTATTCGTTCGCGTCCAACCGGCCCGATCTCATCCGGCCACAGTTCGAATCCTTCGAAAAGCACTTGAAGGAACCGTTCGTGTTCCGCGTCGTCAACAATGGATTCTGGAACGACCGCGAGGCGTGGTATCGCATCGACCTTGGGTGCCACAATCTAGGATTAGAGGCAATTGACGTCCCCAAGGACCTAACCCACGCAACGCACCTTGGCAATATATTTAACCAAGGCACTGGGATGTACACGAGTGTAGGGGCAAGCTGTGGTTACAGCGTCGATATTACTTGGTCCGAGATAATCTCCCACAGAGACGGAAAGGTCCTTGTGTGTCATCATGACATGTTCTTGGTCGAGGACTGCGTTCTATCGAACTTCATCGCAGACAAGCCGCTGGCCTTTATCCCGCAAGATCGACCGCCGCACATAGATTTAGCGAAGGGTGAGAGCGAGTGTTATCTGTGGGAGGGGTTCGTGCTCGCGGATATCCCTAAGCTACCTATGCCGAGCTCGATTTGTTGGTGGGGTGGCGAGGTGAACGGGGCGATCACCGATGTAGGCGGGAGGTCTTACTGGTGGTTCAAAGAGCACAAGGTTCCGTACTTCCGAATCGTGCCCTTGCACGTGAGCGAAAATGATGTAGACTACGAATACCTGCTGTTCAATGGTAGGCCACTGGTGTTCCACTACCGCAAGGCAGCTTACGACAAGACAGAAAATCTCGCAGCAAAAAACGAACTGCTCCTTAAGAAACTTTAAACAACTTTAAACAGTCGTGGCTTCTGAAAGAACCAGATAATCACAGGGGACAGCCAGAGAGCCAGCCCCACAATCTCGACGATTTGCATTATTCCTCCGTATTGGCAATTCCCGCTTGTAGTGCGCCCACGTAGTTGCCTGCGTGGTAATCCTTGACATAGTCACCTTGCTCTTGGGTTCCGCCTTCGGGGCCCAGGGCCTGGGCGGCCTCAATCTTCGGCTTGTAGGTCGCGCGCGTCTCCGCTACCGCTCCCAACAAATCATCTAGGCTCGGCATCTTCCCGGCTGCGATGAGTTGCTGCGCTTGCTGCTTCAAATCTGACGGCTTGATTGTCTTATCCATTATTTCTTACCTCTTTCATTTGCTTTCTTCATTAGATTTATAAAATCCGCAGCGTTGATGTGTGTCCCCTCTGGTGCCTCTCCGAACTTCATGCTTTGTTGCTGCTCTCCGTCTGCCACGCGCTGCGCACCGTCTGAGTAGCTCCAAGATTCCTTCGGTACCCCGTGCGCGGTGTAGAGAGCTTGCTCATAGTACCACAGCACAGCCTGGAGAGCGCTCGTGCTCAGCCCCAGCTTATCGCCAGTCTCTTTGAACGATTGCTTCATCAACTGGCGCTCAGTGTCGTTGCGCGGGGCATCTCGCAGTTCGCCGTCTGGCTGGACCTCCTGCGTACCCATCCAGCGGTTCCAGGTGCGGTTGACCCACATATCGGCGGTGAACGCGGCCTCACGACCGTGCAGGTTAAGCGCGAACGGGCCGCGCTTCGGGCCTAGTATCATGACGCCAGGGACTTCGTCAGTCTTTTTACCTTTGACGTTGTCGTTATACTTCTTGAGCTCGGATACCGGATGGTCGGTCATCATCCACTGGACCGCGCCCTCTTCGCCGTTCTCTTTAACCAAGCGGGTCAGCATGTCCATAGCGTTGCCGTAAGCCGCCACGTTTCTCGGGCCCCATGACTTCCCAGTCTCTGGATTGCCTGCAGGGAACTCACCTGTCTTCGTGTAGTGGTCCCAGGCTTTGACTGCGGTCTTGATGTTCTGGTACGGCTTCTGACCTGAACTCAAAATAGCCTCGACAAACTTAAAGAGGCTCGACTTCGCGGGGTCTTTAAGCTCTGGGCGCATCTTCTCCAAGATAGCGTCGTGCCTCTGCATGTCCTTGACGTACCAGTCAGCGCCAGAGTTGTCACCGGCGAGACGGTACTTAGCTTCGTCTTCAGCTATCGCCTTCGCGCGTTCGAGCTGCTCTGCAGGCTCTGCCTTACCGAGGACGAGCGCGGGGTTCTGCTTCTTGCTGAACTTCTGGAGCGCGAGCGCAACATCGTTCGTGCTAACGCGGCCCTCGTCTCCCGTGCCCTTAATCTTCAGCGGATTGTCTAGGAGCTCGACCGTGGAGCCCTTCGGGCGCGCCTCTGTCATCGTCTCTGGTTGTGCGGTCAGCGCAGGATTCTGTGGCTCGGCCTTCGCCAAGTCGGCGATGCGCTGGGCTATAGGGTACTCTGGAAACTCCGTCTTCTTACCCTCGCCACCCACCGGAACCTCTTCCTTCTTGACATTGTCCCACAGCGCGCGCTGGTCTAGCTTGCCCGCTATCTTCTTTGCGGTCGCCAGGTCGTTCGTGGCGGCGCCAATGTTAAGCTCTGGCTTCGCTCCGCCGGTATCCCAACCCAATCGCATGTCTGGGTGCATCCCGATGTGCTCTGCGTGGTCTTGTGCGTACTTCTGGAAGTCTTGCGCAGTTGGAGCTTTGTCGAGCTGCTGGCGGTGCTCAGGGAGTATCTCGAACCCGTAGCGCTTACTTGGCGCCTCAGGGTTCTGCGGGTTGATACCGCCTGCGGACTCCTCAGGGAGCCTAGCGGCCACATCGTGGGCCCAGTTAGGCCCGGGAGCCGCAGCGTGGAACTGCTCTGGCAGCAAGCCGGTCTTCTGCTCGGCGTACGGACGCTCGGTGGCTGGAACGAACCCAGGCTCGCCCTTCTTAGGGACATTGCCCTCTGGGTTGCGCATGTGCTCGCCGAAGTTAACCCAAGAGTTCTGCCCACGGGTCTCTGTGGTCAGTGCGGGTACAGCCTCGGGGCTGAACATCTGGCGGTGGAGCTGGTACGCGGTCTCCTCGCCCTTAGGACCGAACTCGTTGCCTTGCGCGGCGTGCCCGAATAGATCGTGGACCGCGCGGAACTTGTCGTTGTAACTAAGACCGGTCTTCGGGTCTACAGCTTGTAGCGGGTTGTCCGCCGGGCTCTCGCCACCCTGGAAGAAGTAGAGGTGCTTGTTGTTCTTGACATCGGCGGCCATCTCTTTCGAGTTAGCGTACGGCTGACCCTCTTTCGTCCATGGCTCAAGCTTCATCCCCATCTTCTGGGTCGCGTAGTCCCACTGCTTGTCGACATCGTTCTTCATCGCGTCGTACGCAGCCTTGACCTTCGGGTTGTTAGGCTCGTGCTTCATCGCATCGTAAGCGTCAGCGGTGCGCTTCGCGAATTCAACGTTGTGCGGGTGCGTCTGGGTATCTATCGTTGGGCGGCCCTGCAAGCGGTTGTACTCGTCTGCGTGCTCGGCAACGTCCTTTGGCTCAGTGAGCGTTTCGGCGTTCGCTGTGCGCTGGTCGGGGTGCGCTTGAATCTGGCGCAGCATATCGTCGACGTCAGAGACGCGCGGGAAATCTTTCTTAGCGTAGAGTTTGTTCTCTGGCGTGGCGTCCGTGCGCTCGATAGCGAAGTTACCCTCGCGGCCAACCTTGCCAATCGCGCGACGCAACGCAACGAGCTGGTCTTGCGTGATGCCCTTAGCGGGAACCGATGCGACCAGTTCTTTACCTGCCATGGTGTCACGAAAGCGCGTGCGAACGGCTCCCGTATCATTGATGAACTTGATGCGGTTATCTTCGGCACCAGGTTCTTCGTTCTTAATCTTGTGCGACAAACTAGCATCATTGAATGGCTCGCCGGTGGCTTTCTCTATGGCCTCGGGGTGTGTTCCACTCAGGTCGACGAACTTCCCGTCAGGCGTCAGGAATGACGCACCTATCGGCAAGCTCCCTACAAGCTTGTTTTGATCGATTACTTTTTGGAGGTCTGGGTGGTACTTGGTTGGAGCAATTCCTTCCGCAGCTGCTCGGAGACCTGCGCCTTGTCCTCCGAGCTCCACTTCTTGAGGTCTTGGTCCAGCTTCTCCATTGCTTGTTCCGTGGTCATTCGGGTTTCCTTTTTCATATTCTGCCATCCTTCTATCGTGCTCGGCCTTCATGGCTTCGACACGCTCTGGGCTATAGTGGTGCGTCTTCGCGAGCCCCTCCTCTCGGAAGGGCGCGTTCTCCTCAAGCATCTGGCGGGTAACCGGATGGTTGAGCTTTTCCTTGGCGCGGTCTATAGCGTTGTCAATCATAGTCTCCGCTTCATTATCGCTGAAGCCGAAGTGCTCTGTCAAGACCTTTTTTGCGTACCTTGTGTCCCCTCGGGCACCTGAGTTTTCCTTACGGTCTATACCACTGAACAATTCATCCGCAGCGGCTCCGCCCATAAGCTGTTCTAAGAAACCTGGCAGCTTATCACCCATGGATTTACGGGTGAATTCACCTTTCTCCATGAGCGGATTATAATCTGTTAAAACAGCGGCGCGAATACGGGCACCATTGAGACCACCCTTGACCGCAGGATGCTGGCTCGATATCATCTCACTAGAGTTGATGCCATTGCGGTGGCCTACTAGGATATGACCTAGTTCGTGTCGAACGGTCTCAACAGCGTTCTTGATTCGGCTGCCAACATCACCTATGAGTGAACCTGGCATAGACTTCAGTTTGCCCGCAGGGACAGCGTACGGCTGCTTCTCGTTAGGAATCCCCTCGGGGAAATCACCTACGATTCTAGCTTGCTTGAAGTTAGGGTACTCCTCAGTAGCGTTCTTTATCGCTTCGCGCGCAGAGTGTCCTTGGATTAACTCTGTGTGTGGCTCCTGTCCCTCTTCCTCAATCTCAATCTCATAGTCTCTCGGGAGCGCGTGAACTTGCTCGGACTGGACTGTCTTACCGCCCGCAGCTTCCTCAGCTTCCTTTGCGGCCTTCGCAGGCTCTTTCTCGGCTACCTCTTCGGGATTGACCGTTTGTGCAGCATTAGCCTTATTCAGCTTGGCTTGCTCTTTCGCTTCATCCTCTGCGGCCTTCTTGGCGTCGTTTATTTCCTTGACGTCGGCCTTGTTGAGGTCCATCAGCAAGCTCTTCTCGTCGGGCTCTAGGGGAACGCCGTGGTTTTTCTTGAGTCTGACATCTGAACGGAAGCGATCTTCCAAGTCTTTGTACGGGGTGTCACCGACCATCTCGCCGTAGTGCGTGGCTAGCAAGAAGTGCATATCAGTGTTCTCGCGCGGGTGAGGCTGTGGTGCCTCTGCGCCAGGCTGCGCGTTCGTTGTGTCGAGTTTACCGGCGTCGCCAATCTCCGCGCCAGATACGCGCATCGATTCCTTGATTAACTGGTTAACGCTCTTGCCTTTTGGCGCTATCGCATTCTGCGCAGCCTCTCCAGCGGGACCTCCTACGGTGGCTTCAGCTGCACCAGCACCCACGGGACCGCCGTACTCGGCGCCAATTGCCGCAGCCGTTCCCTGGATAGCTCTCTTGGCAATCCAGCCAGCCGCCTTTCTCGCTGTAGATGGCTCGGTGCCCTTTCGGATAGCCTCTTCGTTCTTAATTTGCGCGTCGGCGGCATTACGCAGGTTGACTGCAGATTTTTGCAGCTGACGAATCTCACGAGAGCCTTTGACGCCCTTGGCCTCCAGCGTCTCATGGATACCGTCGCGCATGATATCATTAAGCGTGTAGAGCGCGGCGAACTTCGGGTCTGAATCCATCAATGTCTGGATATCCCAGTTGTTCTTGGTGGTCATGCGGTCGCGAACCATAGAGTTCAGCGTCTTGTTTATCTTCTTGGCCTCGGCGACCGTTGGGTTCGTTGTGTTGAATCCCTCGACGGCTTTTAGGGCTTTGTCTAGGAACTGGTCGTTGACCTCGTTGGCTGGCGTCAGTTCAGATATCAAGCGCTGCTTTACAGTAACCGCACTCCCATCTGTGTTCCGACCGAGCTGGAGCTCTTCATTTCCATATTTCTCGACCTGCGGCGCAACCAAGTCTTCAAGTTTATCGAAGATATTCTGGAAAGCGTTACGCGCTTGCGTCGGCGTTCCTATATCATTAATCTTGTGCTCGGCTTCGAGGAACGGACGCATGTTATCGTAATCATTGCCCTCGCCGGTGGTCGTGTAGTTCGTCTTGCCGCGACCAGATTTGATAGCTTGTGTGAACGCCTTCTTGGCCGCATCTTGCGCAGCGTCTTGCTTAGCCTCTGCGCGGTTCTTCGACCATTCTCCGATATCAGCTATCGCGTGCTTGCTCGCTTCAGCGACGCCAGCTATATCTTCACCTGTCGCGTGCGCGCCGAGCGCAGCGAAGCCAGCGGATTCTAGAACACGTTGTAGATAATCTGGGAATGCTTCATTCTCTTGACGCGGTGTCAGCGCTCCTACCGCTGCCTGTCCTGTGAAGCCGACTCCTGCAGCTTTAGATGCCAAGGTCCCTGTGACCGCCAATGGTGTGACAGTCCCAGGAGGCAGATTAGATGCGAACTGGGCAGACAATCTCTCAGCGTGCTTGGATGCCTCTACCAGCTCTCTGGCGGTCTGTCCTGCTTTAACTTGGGCCTGGGCATGAAGCTCAGCGGCCTCCTGGGCGGCTTTCTCAGCTTTTGCGGCGTCAGCCACTACCTGAGATTTAAAAGTCTGTGCGGCTGCAGCGTCCGCTAGCGTTGTCTTTCCTGTGGCTAGTCCGGCTTGCGCTTCCTGAAGTGCTTGGTCTGCTTTAGCTATCTGCGCTGTCTTCGTGGCCGCTTCGGCTACCCGAGCTGACCGCACGGCTGCGGCGGTATCAACGGCTGCATCTGCGGCTTCTGATGCCTTGGCAACGCGTGATAGTGTTTGTACGGCGCGGGCACCTTGAGCAACCTCGCCAACAGCGAAAGTCCCGATAGATAGAGGTGATGTCAAGCCTGCGCCCACGGGTGCCACGTCTGACGCGGAGCCCGCTATGAATTTCTTAGCCGCAGCCTTGGTCGGACTGTCATTAAGGTTAGCTTGGCCTTTGGTATTGAAATCGTTAGTACCCGGGATATAAGGTTCATTGAACATCTTCTGGAACAAAGCGCCGCGTAACACCTCAGCGGTGTCCATTCCCTCTGGGAGGATGTTGTCAAGAATTGGCTTGTTCAGCCAGTCCCAACCTCTGCGCACGAGGCCTTTCTTCTCAGGCTCAGCTTGTTGCGGCGTTGTCGCTGGCGCGCCGTAGCCAGGAGGCGGTGGCGGCGCAGCTTGCCCAACCGTTGTAGGCGTGCCCTCGTATCCAGGAGGCGGCGGAGGGACCTTGTTAGTTGACGCAGTTGGCGCAGATGTCGCCTGGACTGATGTCGGAGCTCCCGCGTACCCAGGCGGGGGCTGTGGCACAGCGCTCTGGTCGTTACCCATGTTGGCGGGACCGAGGGCCTTTCCTGTGATATCGTAGGCGATACCGTTGTCTATGCTCGTGGTTCCCGCAGGCTGGTTGGTCGTTGATAGATCGGTTGACTTGTCGGCCATATTTTTCCGTTACTTCGCTGGCTTACCATCAGCTGTTACCCACTGGTTATTTATCAAGAATATATCAGGTTTTCCATTTGTACCCGCATAATACTGCGATGCTCCCAAGCTCTTAGCTTGGTCAGCGAGCTGTGGCTTTGCTGCAGCTGCTGCCGCTTGGCTGCCCGCTGCGGTATCCTTCTGTTCTTGAATCTCTTGAGGGTTTGCATCGCGCCACTGCGGGTTAGCGAATATTGTCTTGGCGCCGGTGTTCATCGCCTTCAAGCGCGCTTGGGTAGCAGCGTCCAGGTTCAAGTGAACCGCCGCGTCCATAGCGTCTTGCGTCAAGATGCCCGGGAGGTTTTGTCCAGATACTCTCTTGTACTGTTGGTTGATGTTCTCAAGACGAATGGAACCGACTGAACCAACAACCTTAAGTGCGCCACCGATTTGTGCTGGCGTGGCCGCTGGGTTGAATAAAGTGTCGTACGCCTTCTGTTCATCCTCGGACGGCTTATAACCCGCTGACATCAAGAGAGCGAACTCGTTCTTGACAGGGTCAAGGGACGCGCGGAGCGTTGCTGCCTCGGCTCCCCAGCCCTCTGTCTCTGCCTTGTTAAGAGCTGAGTTGAGAATCTTCGAACCCAAGCGGTTGCCTGCGGCCATGACCGCGTCTTGCGCCTCGGCACCGTGCTGGAGCACGTTGTTGTATTGCGCCACTTGGTTGCCGAGTGCCCCAGTCGTTGCGGCCTGGTACGCTTTCTGCGTAAGCTTGTACTGTTGCTCGTCCCACTTCGGGTTCAGCTGCTTGAGGACGCCTATAGCCGCCTGGCTGTTTAGACCGGAGGCTCCAGCTGTCAAGCGCGGCGGGAATACCTTGTCGAAGTCTACGCTGCCCGGGCCGAATGCCGTCTCTAGCAAGGCTACCTGCGAGGCTGGGGGCGCAGTCTTCAGAACCGCTTGCTTATCTTCAGGCAAGCTTCCAATCTTCTGCTTCATCTCGTCGGTCATAACACCGCCGCTGAGACCGCCGCCATGCTGTATAAGTCGGTCAGCCTGGAGATCGGCTTCCTTCTTCTTGGCGATGTTCTCATTCTCGCGGTCCTTGCGCATGATCTCCCACTCTTTTGCGCCAGACGGGTCTTTCGTCGGGTCGCCATATAGCGACATAATGTTAGTGGCTGCGTTAGGATATTTCTTGGCTACCTCTGGGTCGTTCTGCATATCGTGCTGAACGAACTCCATAGCACGAAGCGGGTCCCCGCCAGCTTTCGCCAACTCTTGATTCCAGTAAGGCAGCATGTTGAGCTTTTCCTCATTCATCTTGCCTGTTATCTCTTCCATGCCGTTCTTACGACGCTGAGCGTTTATAGCCTCCTCAGCTGTTTGCGCAGAGGTGGCTTGCTGTGACATGGTACCGTACTGAACACCTGGTAGCTTCTGACCTACGGCAACCTTCTGACCCGTGTACTGGCTTAGGAAGTCTGCGGTCTTTTGATCTTTAATCTCCACCTCGGGGACGTTGCCGACAACTGTATAGGTCAGCGCAGGCGTGCCGTTCGGGTTCTTCTTCGTGGAAGAGAAACCAGTTTGGAAAATGTGCTGCTGCGTCGGGTCTAGGTGCCCGCTGGCTACGAGCGCTTTGGCCTCATCTCCATCTATCCCTTCCTTAATGACCTGGCCTTTTGCATCGAGGTACGGCTGCAAAGTCATCTTACCGATACCTACGTTTCTCTCTTGCTGTTCGACGTCGAGCTTAGTGTTCAGGTATTGATCGTGGAGAGCGGCGATGTTCTCGTGCGCGATCATGGCTTGACTGTGCGCGTGCTCATCTGCAGCTTTCTGGGACTCAATCGAGTTCTGGAACTGTTGCTGCTTTTCTTGCTTAATGCGCTGGTCGTGAGCGGCTAGCGTGGCAGCGATACCTTGGAGCGCACCGGCGCCCTTGGGACCCGCTTCCGCCGGTCTAGACATTCCCGCCGCAGCATCTGCACCGAATCCGCCGAGCGCGCTCTTCATCTTGTCAGCGAAAGAGCCGAGAGTAGGAATACTAGCCATCAAGACACTCTTGGCCCAGCCACCCGGAGTATTGAGAATCTGGGCAGCTTGCTGAGGGTCACCGAGCATCTTCTTTTGTTCATCGGCGAACTTCTCACTGAGTCCAGGCTCTTCATCGTCTTGTGGCGCAGCACTAGGTTGCGGCTGTCCTGTCGCGAGTCCCTGGAGTCCTCCGGGGTTAGCGACGTTTTGAACGGCTTGGACTACAGGATTTGGTTGCTGCTCTGGTGCGTCGAATGCCATTTTGTTCTCCGATTACTGTGGCCCTTGTAACGTTGTAGGCGCTGTGTACATAGAAGGCTGCGCGCTGTTTATGTTACCAGCCTCGCCCAAATTGCCTTGGAAACTCTGCGGGGTCCCAAACATACCGGCTCCGCCGCCCGGGAACGCCGCCGCGCCAGGCATCAAGCTGCTTATTCCTGGTAGCGCGAAGTTCTCAAGACCGCTGACGCCGAGCGAGCCGAGGGTTTCCGCGAACTGCTGATTCTGCTGGTTAATCGTTTGCGCCTGGCTGAACGCTGAGTTGTTAGACTGGATGGCTGGGTTTGCCTGTCCCGTTGCCAACTGCCCGAGCTCACCAGCTTGCTGCTCTGCTGTCTTGATTCCGAATTCTGTGTTCTGCTGAGCTAGAGTTGCGTTCTCGTTCGCGATTCCCTCTTGCGCTGTGGCCAACTGATTCGATGCGTTAGTGTCCGCCGCCGCACCTAGTTGGGCCTCGACTCCTGACAAAATTCCCGATGAGGTTGTACCACCTGAGAGATTACCGAGTTGCTGACGCGTGTTGCGCGCGCTAGCGCCCGCTGCGTTCGTGGCCGCTGTCTCTTGCGCCGCCATTGCTTGCGGCGATAGACCGGGGTTCATGATACCCTGATTTAACCGTTGCAGCATGCTATTTGCCGACTGGTACGCGGCGGTCGACTGGTCCATTAACGAACTGTACGAGGTAGATAAAGTCTTAGCGAAGCTTTGGCTCTGGTCTTGCGCAGTCTGCTCAGCGCCATCGCTACCGCAGAACATATCAACTGGTCCGCTATATTCGTGAGAGTCCTTCTCGACCAGAAGGTACTCATCGATGACATCTGTCATCTGAAAGATTAATCTTGTACTGTAGCGCATGCTGCTCCGTGTTTCTGGAATCGAAGTATATAGTCAGCATCTTTTAGATGTTCAAAACCGAAAGACATCGACATAAAGTTGATTAGACTCTCCGACCGTGATTCAAAAATTATCGCCTCTATCCCGTCTTCAGCAACTTCCTTGATGAACACTGGAATCGCTTGTAAGATGGCACCGGCTGTTCTCTGCTTGCTGACATCTGACTCGGGCGCGAACTGCGTGAAGAGGCGGAGTGTTTTATCATCTACGCGGTTGAACCGAACGTACATCGCTGTACCCTCGTCGTCGACGAGCTTGAATGCTATGTAGCCCCGTCCTGTCAGCCAAAAGTTCGGGTCCATCCCGTGGTGAGCTGGGTCGATGTTAACGTCCTGCCAGGCTGATACCTGCCAGATATCCTCTTCTGTGGTGTTTTCAAATTTCATTTTTCACCTTATCCTGCTATCACGCGCCACAATAAAACTTCAACTGGAGCACCAGATGTGGTTGTTAAAGACGGAGGCATCGTTGTATCTGCGGTGTGATCTCCGCTAACGTAACCGTAGTACAGGGCTCCGATGCCAGGACTTTGAACAACGCCGGTGACATTGCTGACGTAAATAAGCCCGCTTGTTGATGAAAAGTGAGCCAAGAACCAGTAGTCATGGGTGGTATCAAGGGCGAGGTTGATATCGTCACTTACGTTCTCACCGCTACCTAGAGTGGGAGTAGCCGACCCGCCCCATGTTATAGGGGTGCTATCGATAACGGTTAGACCACCGACCCCAGCAAGCAAAGATGTTGCTGTGTGTGCGGTTCGAAGAATAACTCCAGCAGTCATAACCCAACTTGCGGCGGACTGAAGTTGGACTGAAACTTTGAATTTTGTAGGATAAACAAGAATGTCTTCCTGGGCAATTTTAGCTACGATAGTTTGGTTTCCAAAGCCGCTGTCGCTAGCTGTTCGCGGCGCAGGAACAATAACAGGGGTTCCAGCGGGTATGCTGCTTCCACCAGACGCGGCGATAGTTTGGTCAGGCCAAGCGCCGGTAATAGTTATACCCGAGCCCGCAACCAATCCCGGGGTTGATGTTCCTGTTCCGCCATCGGCCACGGAAATCGGAAACGTTATAGAGCTTCCGCCTATACCGCGCTCGGTGAACCAGTTCGTTCCATCGAAGGCTACGATTGTGCCTTGGTTCGATCCTAGCATAATCGGGCTAGAAGAACCATCTATGAGCGCAGTGGACTGAACCGCGAACGTTCCAGACCCGGTGTTCTGTAAATAGCAATACCAGCCAGCAGGAAACCCGCTCTGGATTGGCGAGCCGTTTCCTATGTTGAGCTCGTAGGCGGTAGCGGAGACGCCACCGACAGCGTGGCCCGCTGGGGTGTTCGTTGTGACTGTGATCGTCGTCGAGCCGCCAGCTACCTTCGTAGCGATGAACGCCACTTGCTGGATTCCGTCACCTGGCGCAGACCCTTGGGTAGCTCCGATAGTCTGGGTATACGTGTTCACACCGTCGCTGACACCAATCGTTGTGTACTGCCAAGTGCTGTGAACCGCGTCATATGGAACGGCGGTGACTGTTACAACAACAAGGATGGTATTTCCCGCCGCTACCGGGTTAGTGAACGTTGCCGAGTCCGATGTCAGGCCTGAAACGCCACCAGAGAATATAGCTCTAGTCTGTACAGTAGTTATCGTGCTGTTCCAGATGAACGTCAGTGAGTCAATCCACGAGACACTAGTTCCAAGAGCGTAGTTAACCGTGACGGGCGCAACTGAGACAGGGTGTGAATAGATGCTCGCGTAAGCACCGTTCTGGGCCGAATCAATCGCGTTCCATCCTGCACCAGTCGGTACACAGCTAGGGCTGCCCAGATCGCTCTCTGTATTGATTATGCTGATGGCGGTGCCTGCGAACGTAGACGTTCCTGTCAAGGACGTAGATGAACCTAGGCCGCTGCCAATTACACTATTTCCTATGGTTCCTGGGAGGAGGGCCGCCGCTGGGAGCGTGATTACCCCGCCAGAATTATTCGAGAACGAATCTAGTTCTGCCAAGTCAGCTATCAGCACTGTATAATCTGCTGCAGAAATTTTGTTAACCGGTAGCGAGGGGGTGAACGTAGAACTGCTGCCTCCGCTTGATGCAGCCGCTGCCGCTGTCTCAAGGATATTCTTTACCACGGTTGAGGTAGCCGCGTTGTTCGCTGCCGTCGCGGCGCTAGGAGGCATCAGCGCTGTCTCGGGTATTCCAGCTCCGCCGTACTTCGTCTGATAGAACGCCGCATCGTGCTGAATAACCGGAGAGAGTGGACCTGCGAAATATGAGCCAGGACCTTGCTGCTGGGCCGCAGGAGGCGCAGATGGGATGATAGGCCCACGTTCGACGGGCACCCAATTTTCTGGAAGCCCTGCCTCTTCTTGAATTGTTTGCGGCGGTTTATTCTGTGCCATATTATCTATTTTTAGCTGCTTCACTTAACTTTCTTTTGTGTTCATCAGAAAGTTTTCGTCCTTTCAAAGCCTCGCTAATTTTTCTTTTGTGCTCTTCGGAAAAATGTTTTCCTCGGAATACATTTGCCTTGCTTATGGCAGCTCTGCCTTCTGGGGACATCTTTTTACCCATTTTTGCTTTACTAATTTTACGACCGAATTCAGGTGGGTACTTTTTTCCTCGCATAGGCGATACGGTACCAAGCAAAGACTTACGTATTTTTTCCCTCGTCTTAACTGACGGGCTTAAACCTCGATTTCCGTCTCCGCCATCCGTGTGGTTATAACCTTTTTCTTTTGAGTTGAATTTCTTAATATAAAAAATTTCCGCCCTGTTTAAAGCTTTTGTGGACTTAAACCCCGAAGCTAAGATTTCTTTATACCACACCTTGAGAGGATATTTCTTTAAAGCCCTATAAAGTTTTGGGTGCCCTTTCTCTTTGGACCTTCTCTCCAGGGAAAATCTGTGTGGGTGATATGAATCTTTTCCTATATAGCCAACACGTCCTAGCGTGCTCATGTTGTGCCAAAAACGATACACAACGCGGTGTATTCTCATGTCTCAATCATTATTCGACCGTTGATGGTCAGGTTATATATTTCATCTCCGTTGGACGTCGTACCTAGGTCCACCATAATTTGCATGTGGCGACATCTGGCCAAAGAGGCGTTACCAAGAAAATAATACCGATTCGGAGAATAACTCAGTGGGGTTACTGTTGTGCCATATTGCGTCGGGGGGTCGAAGACCGGCGGTGCAGTGAACGCGGTGAACGTACCACTAATCTCATCTAACAAATATGATATGGTGGGCTGAAAACTCACCCCACTCGCATCAAGTTCTATAAACTTGAGCAGCGCAATTTCTCCGGGGTACGCGAGCACGAGGCTGCCCATAACAAAGAACGCATCGTATTCCGTTCCGTTATCCGTGAACGTCGTTAGGCTACGCTCAAGGATTGGCTCATTCGGTGTCGTGGAGCCCACGAGCAGTTTCTTGATACCCGGTGAAACCTCTGTGGTGTAAACCATCTTGCATCCGCCAGTGATCGCGGCGAATGGGCTCCACACGGGCTGCGGACCTTGGCCTGCGCCAGGAACTTGGTGAGGATTGCAGCGATACCAGCCTGTTGAGCCATTGGCAACGAATAAGGCGTTGTCTATCCCAGCTTGCAGCACCGCTAAATACGCGGTCGAGGCTGTCCACGTTGCATCCGAAACTCCAGATGACGGGATATTCGCGAACTGGTCGCCTAGTGGGAATCCGAAGCTTGAGGCGTTCAATGACGGGCTCAGCAACATAAGCTGATTGTCTGATGAGAAGAAGAATATCTCGCCCATGTAAACGTCGAGGCCGTTGTAATTTCCAAGACCGATGCCTGGCGCTAGTGACACGTCATAGAACGTACCCGTTGCTGGACCACCTAAGAGCATGTCGATGCCGTCAGTCAAGAACACGATTAGACCTTGTGAGGTCTTGACTAAACGTATTACTGTTGCTAGATACGGGAAATTATCCGCAGTATTGAACGTAGCGCTCGGATTTCCCGAGCCTAGGGCGATGGTGTCAGGTCCGCCGCTGAAGTAAACTACCGCGCCAACCGAGCCCCAGATACGCCCGAAGTTATATACCATCGGCAAGAAACCTGTCGGAGGTGGGTTGAAGACCCCGTCAACTGGCGCATCAATAAGTTCGTTCAAACCTGGGTACTGCACGCCGTTAATAGTCGTAGGTATGCTCGGTAGAAAATCTTGGAACGACCAGTTGCCCTTGAGGGTGCCGGGCGCAGTTCCCTGTACGTTCGGAATCTCTGTCAGCTCAAACATCGAGCCACCGCCGCTCGCGCTATCCGCCGAGCGCCAGATCACAATCGTATCAACCGCTGGGTCCGTAGATAACGGGCCCTGAATCGTGATTACCGCGCCGGTGTTCGAACCGGTAATCTGAGTAACTGGAGCCGCCGAAGAGACATCGCCAGTCAAGCTCCCTGTCGGGGCTGGTAGAGGTGCCAGCAAGCCCGGCGGAATAGGTGGCGCAGATGTGCCCGGGACGTCTACGCTATAATAGTCAAGGAGTGAGCGAGACTTGTAAGAATATGAATAAGCAAAACCAAACTGCCACGCCAGTGAGTTCGCGCTATACGGTCCCTCATTAAACCATATCAAGCCCGTGGACGCTGTGGCCGACGCTGATTCGTTTACCTGGCTGGTAGTCGCTACCGTGAACGTTGTGCCCGTAGCGGTCAACGGCACGAAATAGCCGTTGTTGCCAGCGTTGGTGAATCCTGCGATTATCAACTCTTTACCAGCTAGCGTGCTGAGACCGGTTCCATGATAGGTCGCCGTTCCACCGCTAACAGATACAGATGACAGCGAGAAACTACTTCCGTTATCATCAACGTACCCCGGTGTCCCTGTTGGCCACGTCGGTTCGCTAGAACCGCTTATTCCGCTATTGATAGCAAACTCAACATCTCTGACAACGTTAGTGTCTATGACCGAAGCGCCACCGTACGGTTGTGATGATGTCGGCGGTGCGAATCCTGCTGGCGGGAGGTACCACTTCGTGCTCGCTGCCCACGTTTGTGCGATACCTACGTTAACCCAGACTACAGTTCCGTCCGTGGTCTTCGTTCCGTATCCGCCTATGGTCCAGCTTGGCGTTGAACCACCGCTAACGCCTGTTTGTACGCAGACTTGGAAATTTCCGAACGTATCTAGAACGACAGAGAATACAGCGCCATTAGCTGTCCACGCGGTGTACGGCGTGCCGCTAACCCACGTGTACGAACCTAGGGAGAGCCAGATCAGGTCTCCATCATCAATCGTTGTGTTCGCTGGTACCGCTGCGGTGCCCCACGGCGTATAACCCGAACCTGATGTGCCACCAGAGCCCGCATCTTGGAAATACAGAATCTGTCCCGATTCCGTTGTCGGCAAACCGCTCTGGAGACCGCTGAGCTCTACGCAAGCGTTCAGGCTGTTCTGATTGTGCTGAAGACCGTATACGTGATTTGCCTGCCACGGCTGCAAATCCGTACTGCCGACTACAATCCATACGCAGCTACCGTCAACAGTGTGCTGGCCAAGTCCTGGGTTAAAGTTTGGAAGGGTCTTGCCGCTGACACCTGACGCCGCTGAGGTAGACTGCACATAACACGTCTCAGTCTTCGGGTCATAGATGATACAAGGCGCCGCGAACGTTCCACCAATAGTAGAGTTGTTATACGTGGTCAACGGCTGCCAGGTGACAATCGGTCCTCTGTTCTCCCAGGTGATCGTGTTGTCCGTTGTAGTTCCGCCCGGAGTTTGGTTCCAAGCGGGCTGCCCATTGGCACTCATGCCTGACTGAGTGGAGTTAGTTCCGCTCGCGTTAACTGACTGGAGCTGGAACACGTCACCTGTAACGGTGTCATAGACCAATCCCATTGTAGAAAAATCTGTAGAGGCTATCCAGCCGCTCGCCGCGCTACCGCTCTCGGTGATGGTAACCGTGGGAGCGACCGTAGGCGCAGGAATACCGAATCCCCAGACCGTTCCGTTTGCTCCGCCTGGGGTATAAATCCAGTTGCTGACGCCGTCACCGACGTAAAGGATACCGCCGACCGCCACGAAGTAACTCTGGCCTGCTCCTGGGAGCTTCGACCACAGTAAGATTGCAGTGCCATTCTGCTCGTCGTAGTAAACTCCACCCGCAGATATCGCTGTGGCCGCGTGAGTCTCAGCTATGCCTTGCGAACTAGCAACGGTTAACGTTGTGGTCGTGGACGCGGTGACAACGAAGGTTCCGTTGTTCCCGGGGTTCGTTACGAATCCGGCGATCTGAACTGTCAAGCCAACGTACGCGTTGCTACCGCCGTTCGGGAACGTTCCGTTATAAACTGTCGTTGAACCAGACGCGTTATCTACTGACGTAATCGCTAGGCTACCTGTTGAGCCTGTGTCAACCAAAACCTGAATCGTGCCATTCGTTAGTTCGAAAGCGAATGTGCGCAGGGGGACCGAAGGGTAATTAAAGGTAGAAAACTCTATAAGACCAGGGCGGCGCTTGAGCGTGAGATTATTCGTCAGTTCGACGTTGCTGCCCATCCACAGGGCATCAGGTCTTCCCCCGTAGAACTTAGCTGTCACCAAATCAGACGGGTCATGAAGTGGGTTACGTTGCGTGTAGAGCCCTGTGAAGGCTCTATCGATAAACAGAGGCGCATACTTGGCTTGCTTCTGCGGTTGCGACCCTGCTACGTGGAATGGACTCGGCATTAAATTCCTTTAGACTCCGCGTGCCTGCTGTGCTTGCTGCGTACGGGCCATGCCCGCTGCGTACTGATAATCCCTTGCCCAATACTGCGCTAAGAATTCGTTCTTTTGCATCTCTGTAAGTCCCTCAGATTTTGCAAGCAGTGCAGTGACCCCGCGTTGACGATAAATATTCGCGCGAGCATCATCCGCAACGGAGAGAGCCTCTCCGAGGAAGAGGTTGTTGTAAATATCTAGATACTGAACAGGTATCGCCCACGTTCCTGTGCCACCTGTTAGCGTGGATAGCGGGGTCACCAGCTTCTGGTAGGTGACATTGATTACGTAAACCTGGTCTGGGACCGGGAGGAATCTTAACTTAACGCTCGTGCCGAAGGTCACCATCTGAACACTGACCGCGTTCGGTAGCGCTTGCTGTGCCGTTGTTACATCACCTAGACCTAGTGCTGCGGTGTTGTATACGTCCATGACTTGATGAACTACGCCATTCGGGTCCGTTAAGGTAACCTTCTCTAGGAAGCTAAAGTCGGTAAGAGTAAGTGTGTAATCTTGTGTTCCAGCTGCTGTCGACGTTGCGCTGTTCTCATTACGATTCCAACCCCATGTGAACGGGGCGTTCAAGATCATGTTCTGAATCTCGTTCGCTATCGAGAGCGCAGGCTCGTTGCCCGTACCAACCGCGAGCGGGAGATAATTGCAATAAGTCTGTGCGTAACTTATCGATTGCTGGACTGTGTATGCCATGATTTACCTTAGCAATTAGCCGGGCCATTAAATGGCCAGCTAGCTCCACGCCAGTTACCGCGCGGACGTGCCACACCAAAGATCGTGCGGTCGGGAACAAAGCTGTACTCTTCCAACTCACGGTCCTGAACCTCGCGGAGACCGTGAGGACCATCGAGGCTCTGAATCCAGAACTTCCACATGTCCTCGAACTTCGCACGGGTCTTCGGATTCGGTGAATACTTGTAGGCTTGCGCTAGCAAACCGTCGCGGAAAAATTTCTCGTACTTGTTCGGCAGTGGGAAGAGCGTCTGCTTCATGCTCGTGAAGACGACCGGAGGCATCTGGCCGACTAGGTTGAACTGCCACACGAGGCCTGTCTGCGATGGGACGTCGACGATACGGATGCCAAGACCGTTGGGGTCTACCACTGTCCACACAGTTGTTGCGCCGGTGCCAGAGCACGTTACGCCTGGAGCAGCGTCAACTGCCGCAGTAGGCGCCGTGGTGCCCTCGGTGCCGTAGGTCGTGAGCACGAGCAGGTTACCGTTTGAATCTACTATCTGTGTGATGGGATTTGCGGGCTGCGATTGCGCCGCAGAGTTATTGACGATTCCACCCGCTTGATAGGTACCCGGGTTCGATGTCATAGTAACTGTCACAGTGGGCGCAGCTGGTGAGGAATCGTTGATGCTGACAATCGTCCAGTTACCGTTATAGGCTGCGGGATACACGCCTTGCACATTAAGCAAGCCGCTGACCGCGATGCCATTCGGGAGATAGGTCAGCGTGAACGTCGTGCGACCGCCTGAGCCTGATGACCAACTCGCTGCTGTCACTGAAGACGAGAGCGGGCTTGTATAAACGGAGCCGGGTTGCGGGTTGTTACCGAGGGTCGCGTTGCCGACATTAGGCTGTCCCCACACACCGTAGTACAGCGAGTAATTCGGAAAGCTATTAACAACGAAACCTGGGGCGCTCATCTGCGTGCCGGTGTTGCTGTACGTGCCGGTGCGCTGTGGGAGCGAGCGACCGCACTCAACATCCACCCACGCCTTCGGAATCGAGGTCGAGTTGATGTTGAATGCCACACCGCGCTGAAGCCACTCTATGTTCGTTACGCTAGTACCATCAGGGTTTATCAGCGCATAGTCTTGCTGCCACGAGTTCGTGTAGAACTGCGGAGCCGCTGTCTCGTTCCACTTGTGAGGGAAATTGACGCCGCAGATTTCTGTGAAAACATCATTCGCCATCGTGAGCGCGATTGTATTCGTCCAGCCTGGCATGTTGAAGACAGGCTCGATCTCACCGAATCCGCGAATCTTGTTTATCTCGTCTTGAACTGTGTACGTGCTAACTGCGCTGTACGGCATGCTTATTCACCTGGCCCATAGGTTCCGGGCGTTCTAGAATTCTGTGGGTATGTTCCACTCGGTACTGGCGCACCTGTTGCGCGACTATCTGTCGGCGGAATCGCTGGGTTGTTGCTGGTCTCGACATCATAAATTTTAGTACCATTCACCGTGCGGCTACCGTTAGGATAATGGTTCGTTACCGGAACGAGACCGCAATAACTATCTCTGCAATCCGGAACGCTGTACACGGTTCCGCCGCCACCCGAAATTACGTATGCAGCAGAACCTATAGCGCTATTGATAAAACCAGAGGCGGTAGCTAAGGCTTTCAGAGTCAAGGATGTGGCCACCGAAACTGGTGTCGTATACGGAGTTGAACTTGTTGTTGGAGTCGAGCCGTCCGTTGTATAAAAAATCGATGCACCTGGAGTCGTTGTAGAAATCGTGACACTCTGTGTGCTTGAGTATGTCCCAGCAACGGGACTAAATGTCGGGGTCACCGCTGTTTGCTGAGTCGCAGTGAAGTTCACGCCAGTTATATTGCTACCGTTGACAGTTTCATTTGCACTGGTCGGGCTGAATGTGTAACCAGTCAAACTAGGGGTTATGGTATAAGAACCATTTACCAAATTTGGAATAGTATAATTACCAGAACCATCTGCGGTCGTAGACCCTGATGCTGTTCCAGACCAAGAAACCGTCGCCCCCGCTACGCCTGCATTACCTGAGATTGAAAGTGCGGCTTCAAATGTAACGATAGCTTGCTGCCACGTAGTGCTTGCCGCAAATGTTCCCGTGGCATGATACTGCCCTGTTGACGAAACATTCACATCTTCAAGTGAAAAAACATTATTCTGCTGAATGCGAAGTGTGTAGGCTAAATTTGTACCAGCAGAATATGCATGAAGACCTGCGCTGTCTGTAGCAAGACCAATCAAAACCTCATTGGCCTGTGAGGTTGTTCCTGTTGCGCCAGAATCCGCGTTTTGTCCAACCCCCGTCGCATTCGCCGTCTGGTCAAATGGGGTTGCAGACATTCCTGTATAAGCCGCGCATACCTCGTCAACTTCTTGTCCAGTTCCAGTATATTTAAATTGAACTGTGTTAGCTCCCGCTGTTTTGGCTATGGCGTAATACATGTACATCCAGCCAGTGCCTACCGCTATAGGCCACCCTGACACAAGAGTGTAAGAATTGTTAAAAGTATCTTGTATGGTTATAGTTCCCGGGGTCGGGCCATTAAATCTAGCGCAAAAAATAAGTAAGTCACCAACATTGTTGTTCACGCCGTAAGCAACCGATGCCGGGGAGCCGGATACCGCAGATGTCGTAGACCCTGCCGCGCTGCCTGTTATGTATCCGAATGCCATTTCATCACCTCATTACATTCCGGTTACGCCAGCAGAAACAGCGTACCAGTTACCGTTAGTTGCGTCATACGTGAACTGTTGAACGCTAACTGTACTTCCGCCGGAAGAGGGCGCTGTTCCGCCTTTCAAGTTTGACGCGAATGCCACAGTCTGACTACCGCCGATAGACTGTATCCACAGGATCGTAATCAACTGTCCTTGAACTGGGTTCGTTATCGTCATAGACGTAACGTTTGCAGTTAGCGCGACTCTGAAAGTATTCCCTTGAGCGGCGTTAATTGTTAATGCGCCCGCGACGATGGATGGGGATACTGATTGAGAAACCATCGCGCCAGATGATACGAATAGCGCGGCTGGAAAAGAAGAATTACCGCCTACAGTTACGTTACCACCAAATTCGTTGACAGCGAGAGGACGAACTGTTCCAGTTCCTTGTGCCTTGCTGCCCACAGAACTATACGTAGGATATTTGTGAATCGATACACACTCAAAATCTGTACTATCCAAAGTAATGTCGGTTGAGCAAACATCAATCCAGGCGTCAATCTGCGATGCAACAGTAGACCCGTTGCTCATCACATCCAAAATACCCTCGGTGCTAGCGTCTGCTGGGCGGAAATAGGGGACCGCCGCCGAGGTAAACCAATTTCCCGTAGAAAGCTGAGCTACTTTGGTTTTTGTTGTTCCATTAGAATTTAAAGTTAGAATACCGGACGTTCCAGTGTCCAATCCTAAGGTCAAACCGTTTCCAGATATCTTAGAGGTAGCAACGCTGGCAACACTCAGAGGAGACCCAGATGTACCATTTCCTGTCAAACTGGAATCTGTATCTACGGTGGCTCCGCCGCCAATATTTAGATTTCCAAAGGGCGTGCCAGTACTATCAATTCCGCCGACAATATTTCCACCTTGTTGTTGAATTTGAAGAACATCTTCACCTGGCGTTGTAGGCCAAACATTTTGAGATGTTTTAGTTGGGGATGACATTAAGCTCCTGGCGCAGCTGGGCAGATTGGAACGCAGTCTTTAGTGGGAAAGTTTGTACTGCTAGAGAGGTGGGTGTGTACATCGAGAAAAGTGGGGCGGTAACCGCCGCCCCTCGGGTTGTATACCCTGCTAAGGTTAAATCTGAATCGCTTCTGCCAGCTCGCCGCTCGAATCGCGAACTGCCGCGTCGACCTCGGACTCGTGCTGGATTTGCGCATGGCGCGTTCCGATACCACTCGTACGACTCGTTATCGGGATTTCCGACATCGACGGACGATTGGTGCTCGACTCGACCATCTGGCACGCTTCGTACCAGCCCTTCTTCGTGTGGTTTGGAATTTCGGAGTGCTTAGGACCACGATATAGGAACTCTGCGGTGTCCCCTTCCAACCAACGCATGCGGCAGGTCAGGCACTTGATGTAGGCCTCGCCTGTCGGGAGCGTATGCATGCCGACGTTATAGTCAACGCGCGGGTCATTCTTTGCACCCTTGCGGTGACGGCAACGTGCTTGCTTCTTGATTAACTTCAAGCCTTGGTTCGCGGAGTTGCGGTTGCGCTGTCTCTCTTTGGCTTGATTGCCTTGGAGTTCGACTTGCAACTTCGCTTCTTCTCGTGCCTCACGGGCTGTCAGAAGTTCGACGAACTTCATGAAAGCGTCCATGGGGACGTACCCGGGTACTTGGGCTGCTGGCGCTGGGGCTGCTGCCTGTTCTGCTTTCCCTGTGTGAACAACCGGCTTTGATGCTTGCTTCACTTGCTGTGCTGCTGATGCTGCTGATGCTGCTGGTGCTACGGGTGTTGCCGCCGCTGGAGTCGTGACTGCAAATGTTCCTTCAGCCATCTCTTCGAATACGGACTTTGGTTTATCGCTCATTGGAACCTCCCTGAGGGTTCGAGTACTTCAGATTGTGCCGGTCTTAGTTGGCACCCAGTTCCGGCTGGGCAGACTGCTATTAGATGTCGTTCGCGCTGACGTGTTTGTCAGAGAACTTCTTACGATTCCTTAGCTCCCACAAACTGCGGTGGTAGCGACGGAATACCTTACCGCCTGATGCATTGCCGAAAATTTTATTCATCTCGGTCTCGGTAAGAATCTCTTTTTCAACTAGCTGGATGCACGCTGTGCGCCATCCACGGAACGCTTCGCCTAGTGGCTTGCCGTAGCGATCTACGTTCAGCACGCTCCACTCCCACATCGCCGGAATCTGCAAGAAGCAGATATAACGGGCGCGAGAGAGAAGGTGAGGGGGAAGACACCATAAGGCAACCGTGCCCTTGTGTCCGTTGTCCACGGTAAAACACTTGATGCCGTGGGCTCGCAATTTTGCGATAAAATCTCTGGTTCCCATCGGGTTAACCATTCGCGCCTTGCGATTAGTCAACTCCGCCTGGTCTTCCATTTCGTAATCTGCGGCCATCGTTCGAGAGTTCTCTTCGTGCCACAGAATATCTTCCTGGGCCATGGCCTTGTAATCTGCTGGCCACTTGACCCAGTTCGGGGTACCGTCTTTCAGAATCCACTGAACATGTTTTTCTGTTGCATCCATGTCGCGGAAAGGCGCGAAGGGAGCGTCAACATCTTTGAGCCCTGGGCGCGTAACGATTCGATTGTCAACCATTGTTGTTTTCCCTTTCGCGTCGACGCTGCTGCGCCTCGCGCATTCTTTGTTTCGTTTGTTCAGATGGTTTCTTGCCCTTGTGGGACTCTGACATGCGCTTTCTGGCTTCGTCGCTGCGTTTAGCACCCACATGAGCAGCCATTAGTTTGTCAAAATTTTCCTTAGTCATTTTACGACCAAGGCTATACTTGTTTCCTTTACTGCGCTCAGAAAGTTTACGTCGGTGACTCTCTGGCATCTTTTTACCAGTACGAGACTGTGACATTTTATTGCGAGTCTCTTCATTAGGCACTACGCCAAAACTTCCGCCACCGCCTGCCGTGATGTTGTAGCCAAAGGCAGGACTCATGGTCTTAAAGGCTTTTATCAATCCTCGTTCGTAGTAATCCATATCTTGTTTCGTACCAACGATAACAAGAGGTTTAATGTCGAAGTTGTCTGCGCCATACTTACGAATTGCTCGATAGAGCAGGCGTTTTCCCTGATAGCCATGCTCCGCAAAATATACAGTGCTCTCCCAATACCTCAGAAGGTTGTCGCCTGCGTGCTGACCTATATACTTCTTTCCGTTCACTTTATTGGTTATTTGATAAACGAACATCTGCTGCCCTCCGATAAAGAGCGAGTCGAGGAGTCCGTTATCGGCGAACTCCTCCACTCTTAATCATGACACAGGTTGCAACCAATGTCAAGAAGTTTGTATAAAGGACATTAAGTCCTTTAGAATCACTGAATTGCGGGTACGCTGTCGATATAACGAATACGTTGGGTATTCGTACCGACTGCAGGTGGTAACGTTACTGTTTGGTGAAATCTGTACGACGCCCAACCCCCAATTGTTGCAACTGGGTCGTACGAAGACGGCGGCGCGTCAGTTACAACGCGGCAGTCAATCGTGCGCCAATCGCCCTCATCGAGGTCGGTGTCGCCAGGAACCTGCAACCACACGCCGATCAAGGCGTAGTTGCCGAACACGTACGTACGGTACGCGGTCTTGGCTCCGCTGTAGTTAGCCGTCTTCGTCACGAATGGCGTCTGACGGAAAACTACGTTCGTGCCCGGGAGCTCGATTTCACGAGTCTGGTCGCTGCCAGCCATCGCATCGAACTTGTCGCCGTTGGTGTACTTCCAGAAATCAACGATGGAGTTGTTGACCGTCGTTGCGTTATAGATGTCACCTAGCACGTTCGGGCTGATTACGCCCATGTACTTCCCGCGCTTGCAAGGAAGTACGTCTGCGCTCACTAGCTGCTGCTTCAACTCACGAATTGTTGCCAAGTCGAGAGTGTATGGCGAGACAAGCAAGCTGCTCTGGTTGACGTTGCCGTCAACGCCGGATGCGCTATCCGCGACCGCGCTGTACAACTCGCTGATGGACTGCCCGGCTTGGTAGCCAAGTTCCACGGCGCTGTTGCCAACGAGCTGATCGATTGAGCTGGCGATGCTGAAAGCGCTGAAGTTCGCGTAGTTGTTCCACTCACCAACCTGGGCTGGGGCGGACAACTGGCTGATAACTTCTGGGGCGCCAACGACACCGTCTGAGTTCTCAACCGTGTCGCCTGCCAGCGTGTTGTACTGGAAGAACTGACGGTTGATACCCATGTGAAGACCCTGAATACGACGCTCTGCGACGCCGACGAATCCGTCGGTCTCACCCTTCAGGTTAGGGATGAGTTCCTTATCGAACAGGATAGCCTGTGCGGTAAGAACGTTTGCTACGTTATTTCCACTTGGATTTGGTCCTGCCATAGCAGCACCTTAGTCTCTTAGTCTTTGTAGCCTATTACCTCAATGCCCGCCGCTCTGAGCTGCTGTCGGAATTGTGCCGACTGGGCCAGCTTTTGACGGTATTCTTCTCTGGACATGCTGTTTACCAGCTTGAGGGTTTCAGCTCGCGTGGTCGCTTGCGGAACTGGCTGCTGAGCACTCGGACGCACTGCAGTGAGCGTGCCGGGTGGCAGAGAACCGTTGACCCCAGGTCTCCGGGCAGCTGGTGTATTTTTCACCGCTGCAGACGGGACTGCTGGCACCGTTGCTGCCGGTCGAGAAGCCGGTTCAGCAGGTGTAACTGGTACGTGGGCCGCTGGTTGCACTGCTGCCGCTGGCTCTATTGGAGCTGCGGTTACGGTGCTCGCTGCGGTAGTCGCCGCTGGCGCATTAGGCGCTACGGTGACAGAGGGCTCAGCAGGTCCCGGTACCAATGGGGCCAGCTGCTTTCTTACAGACTGGTAAGCGCGCTCAAGATTGTCATAGCTGAGTGACAGTTTATTGGCTGTCAAATACCCACCTAGGACTTGAGTGTTGGCTTCGCAGTTGTAGTAATCTTCTGAGTGGTCAGTTAACCAGGCGTTGATGATATCCAGCTGTGCTTTCTTATGAGCCAAAACAGCTTGCTCAGCATCAGCATCGGCCTTGGTGACCTTGCGAACCGCGTCTACGATCTTTGCCGGTTCGTTACCAGCGGTCTTGACAGCTTCTTCGGCCTCGGCCTTGTTCTTCAGGGCCTGGGCGGATAGCTGTTCGGACTGCTGTGCAATTTCTTGTGACTTGGCACGATTTTGCTTCGTGCGCTCCGCGTAACGTACAGCGTTCTCGTGTGCGGTCTTCTGTTTAAAAATCAGCTCGGCGAAACTCTTCGCCTCTAAGTGAGTCGGTCGGCCAATCGGTCGGCCACTCTCATCTTTCACTTGATAGTCTTGAACCAAGCGAACAACCTGTCCGGTTGCGTTCTTGTGAACGGTGATACCTGCCGCACGGAGGTGCTCGGCTTCTGCGTCAACCTCTGCTGCTACGGGAACTTGGGGCTGTTCCACGACGGGCTCCGCGAGCGAGGACAACGCTGTCGCCTCGGCGGCATCTGCAGCGGCCTGCGCGTCTGCGCGCTGGATGTCTTCTTCAATCTGTACGGTCTCAATCCCCGCTTCTTCCCAGAACGCGGCTTGGTCCTCTGCGGAACGCTGCGCTATCGGGATGTAGACAGGAGCTTCTCGCCCGCCTAGGCTTCTGGTGCCGTTGGCCAGTTCTCTGGCGATGGCGCCGCCTTCTGGCGTCTGCAACAACAAGTTGAGCTCTGCCATCTTCTGGGAGCCCAAGCTTGCTACCTGCTTGAATGAATTCAAATCTGCGTTCATCAACCAGTTCAAATCCAGTACTGTATTCGGCTCAATCATTTCATTCTCCATACTTCATTGATTCACTGCGCCCTTTCGGGAATTACTTCTCTTCTTTCTTTTTCTTGACCGGCTTCGCCAGGTGGATGCCAAAGGTCTTCTTAATGGCGTCGTCTGGTGCGGTCGGGGTTGCTGCGTGAATCCCTGTCATCCTCTCTACGCGCGCGTCAGCCTCTTCGTTCTCTTTCTCTTCTTGCTTGATAATGCTATTGACATGGGCGAGAACGGAGTCACGAATGAGCTTGACTGTCTCGTTCGTGATTCTGGAATTCTGGGCCCGGACTACAACCAATCGGTCGTAGTCAGCGTCCTCGGGGTTAAGCTTTGCCATGGCCTCTACAGATTTAGTACACACCGCATCAAAGAGCTTCACGAGAACTTTCCACCCGGGCTGGTACATCAGCTGATTGAGCATGACGCGCTCGACCTGGGTTATTGCGTTCTCCCCTTCCGACAGCAGTGCTTTTACTTTCTCTTTTTCGGCCATTGGTAATCCTTAATTAGAGAGCTGTTTCTGAGAACTCACCGGTGTTGCCCGGCTCGCCCTCTTGCAGCTCTGATTGTGATGCGTGTTCGATTGCGGTGCGGTAGCCTTGGTTGGCCGCCTTGCCGAGCTGCTTGGTGTTCTCTAGCTGCTGCTCGTGCTCGAATTGTAGCTGCGTCTGCTTGTTCTGGTTCGCCATCTGTGCTTGTTGCAGTGCGGCTGGCGAGTTGGCGTCGTGCTTCTGCTTCTCTTCCGGTGTCATCTTGCGCAAGAAGTTCTGTGAGAACTTCCAGCCAGCGGCATCGGTGAACGCCTTGAAGATCGCGGGCGCGTCGAACTGGTAACCAGCGTCATTGGCATTCGCCACGAACGTTGGGTTGTTCAAAAGTTGAATGATGATCGGGAGCGCTTGAGACATCTCGCGCTTTGCGCCAAGCTTCGCGCCAGCCAAGACTTCGTACTCTATCTTGGCATCGCGGAACTTGATGTGGTCAACCATGTAAGGCTGGCCTAGTTCATCGCCGAGAAGGTCTCTGATTACGGAGGTTGGCAACAAGTCATTGTTAAGGTCGTCCATCTGATACAGCCATGGCTCGAATACCTGTCGAACGAATCGCCCATCTGGCCCGTCTAGACGGCTTGCGTTAGCTGCTACAACCGCCGCAGCCCCAGTACCCGAGCGCATGCCTGTGCTGTGGACGCCCATGGCGCCCGCACCTTGTACAACTTGCTCGTTAGCCCCGGATGTAGCTGCGCCAGCACTCTGTGCTTGCTGAATGAACTGCCAGGCCTCGCCAGGTACGGCTGGCATCTGCAAGAACTTGAACGCCTTTTCGACGTCGTCCTCGACATCAATGATGCCGCCCTGTCTCCAGCGTACGTCTTGCGTAAGCGGGTTGAAGCCCTTCTTGCGAACCGCTGTTGGTTGCAAGCCATAATTCAAGAGGTCGAGCGCGAGGTTGGTTACACCTTGCTCCACAATCTGCTCGCTTCCAATCAGCAAGCCCAGCCCTTGGCCGTAGAAGCAGTCTGGAATATTTCTCCAGTTAAAGCTGAAGAACGGAATCTTCCCATAAGGGTTGACCTCGTTCCGAATCAAAATGTTGTGGCCGTTGAAGCAAAGGACGACAATGACCTTGTCAGCAGTCCAGTGCTCAAGGATTTCCATCGGCGCGGCGTTAGGGTCAGCCGAAGTCTTGTAACTGCGCGGTACCGCGTGCTGCAAGTAGCCGAGCATGCCCTCTGGCAACGTCATGGTGATGTTGTCAGAACCAGAAGAGATACCGTTAGCAAATATGTAGCGCAGCACATCCTCTTTGGGAATGTGGTAGCCTTCTTTTTCGCGTAACTTATCTAGGTCTGCGAATGTAGCGTAGTCTCTGTACGCTACCCAACCAGCTTCACGGATATCTCCGACGCGGCAGCCTGGGTTGACTAGGACAGTGCGGATATCGCAATAACCAATCCACGGGTGCGAGATAGTCTTAGTGTCGAACTCAATCGTGAAGTCGTCTGAATCAGGGGTATCAAACTCCTTGACTGAGCCGTCTTGCTGTGGCAAGCGTAGCTTCTCACCCTTGCGGATGTACTTCTTAATCTTCTTTTTATACTCGGTGTAGCCCCACTTCATGATGCCTGTGCCAAGAAGTGCGGCTTGGTCTAGCGTGCGCTCAACCTGCTCTTCGAAACGCATGGAACCGAGTTGCGCAGAGAATATAGCGGTCTTCGCGCGAACCACGTCTTGCTCCACAGACGGACGGGGACGGAGCAAGAACGGCGGGTCTTCGTAGAAGATTCCACCCATCAGCTTAGGAACAATAGCGCTGATGTGATTCGAAACCATGTACTTCGGAACCGAGGCTTGGCCCGAGTTCCCACCATCGAATGCGGAAGCGGATGCCGGGCTCTGGTACAGTAGGTCGGCCATCGTCCAGCCGTTGGCCCACTGCTGGATGTTAATGTACTCGTCTGCCTTCTCGACGTCGTGAAGAACGAGGGCGACAGCGGCTTCGTCGTTAAACTGAACCGTGTCGGTATCCTCGTCAACGTACGTGTTTTCGGTGTTAATCTCCGCAGCAGGCTCTGTGTAGAGCTCTTCAGCTTCGATAGCTAGGTTGTTGTCTCGCTGCAGGTCTTCCAACAATTACATTCTCCAACCGAGTCCACCGCCCAGGATACGGAGACGGGGGTCACGGGGCTTAGCCGGTGCTGCAGGCTCTTCGTTCTTTTGTGGCTGCTTGCTGTTGACTTCGCCTAGACCAGTGCCGTGTATGCGCGCCGCCCAATACTCTCGCTCAGCTTTCTGGTGACGTAAACGCATCTCTTGTTCAAGCTCCTCAGGATTTACGTTGTCCTGAAAGGACGACCTGGGGAGATGCACTAGAACTATTGATACGGCGTCAGGAATGTCGTCTTTGCGGTATGCTGTGCTCTTTTTACCGCTGTAGTTGACCATCTGCTTCGTAGTCTCTGGCATCCATTCGCCGTCAACGATATCGTAAAGACCTTTCGACATCAATAGTTCAAGGTCCTTGATGCGGTCGGCCTTCGCATTATATTTCTGGTCCACCGACTTCACACTTATGTGCGAGTAGATGTCCGAACCTTTTATAGTCGCGTAGTGCTGGATGTTAAGCATAAGCAAATCTATGCCTAGACTTCCCTCTATGCGGACAATGTCAGGCCTGTGCTTTTCGTAGAATAGAACTATCTTCTCTACTAGATCAGAAGCTTTCCACTTGCCAAAGATAATCTCACGAGTACAAGCAGCGTACCGTCCATCCGCCTTGGCATAGACCTTGTGCTGCGCTCCGACTGAATAATCCGAGGTACGCTTCTCTCCGTAAGCAACGTCCCATGTCTGAATAGTTCTCTCAGCGATGATATCGTTGTAAAAATTCTCTGGGCGTGTACACGCTCGAATCATCGCCTCATCAAACGGGTTGAGGAACGGGCTATCTTCGTTGTCGTCTGTCGGCTCGTTGAGCTGCTGGTTGCAGAACGTTCGATAAGGGTTCGTGTTCTTCTTATCGCGCTTGTGCAACAGCTTAGCCATGAGGTCATTGAATGAAGCCTCTGGCGAGCCGTCTCTCTGCGGGAAGGTCAAGGTGACCATCTCCAGAGTCAATTTAGGCATCGGTACGTCGCGGTACTCTGGTTTAACCACCCAGCATCCGCGTTTGAAAAACTTGATAGGTGCAATCTTTCCAGTTTCCGGGTTTGGCTCTATGCGCGTACCATACCAATCTGACATGAAGTATCTCGTGCCAATGTGGTCAATGATACCGCCAGCGTTCATCAAATCCGAACTACCATCATAGGCAGTCTTCAGACTGGCTCTGGTCTCTTCGGAGTTCGAGTTAGAGTTGGTGACAACGTCATCACCCTTCTTTACATCGAAGTGCCAACCAGACAAACTGGAATCGATGGAATTTACCCAAAGGCTGTAGCCGCGCCCTTTTAGAATCCTTGCGGGGCACTTAATAGGTTGCTTCGATCTTCCGTCGACACCGGTGAGCACGTACTCTGGAAAGAGTAGTTGAAAGGCTGTCGGCGTAGAGTTCTGCTTCAGTTCAAAGTGCTGTTTAACACCGAGCAAGAAGTCCTTGGACAGGCTCTTCTCTCCGGTTACGATAAATATTTGTACGTCGGGTGCGTTGATTAGCCAACTTATGCAGTCGGCCATGTTAATAGTGCTCTTGTAAAAACCGCGAGAGTCCAGCAACATCATCTCGCGTGTCGGCACACCATTGTTGTCGTAGCGCTCTTGCTTGCCCATCATGTGATGGAACTCAGCGAGCGTGTATCCGGGATGATACATCCCTTCAAAATTCTTTTTCACGAACTGATCGCAGATTATCTGGTGAACATCTGGAAACAGATCGTGACCCAAAACCTTGCAGAGCCAGTATAGGTCTAAGCGAGCCTTCGCGCGCAAGTCCAACCAGGCTTTAAATTCTACTATCCCGCAAACAGATGGGTCTTTTTCGCCATTAAGGCGGTCAAATGCGGGAATCTTTATACGCGTGATCGACGGATTTGCGACGGGCTTATCTGACTTCTTCGCGCTCTTCTTCGGTGTTTCGTCTTCGTCGTCATCTTCATCTTCAGACTCATCTACCGTCTGTAGACCGAGACCTTCGTATACGCTCAGCAATTCAATGCACGAGCGGCTCTCGCCTCTATAAAAAGTCTCTTTCTCGTCTTGCTCGTGTGCCCATGCTACGTTAGCATTGTGCTGTTTTAAACTGGCTTCGCGCTCTGCCTTCAAGCGCGCTTTGTCCATGCGATCTTCGTATGGCAGTGGGAGCCCTTGCTGCTTCGCTCTGCGGCGCTGCTGCCTCTGTGCTGGCGTCAGCGGTTCTATCTCTATCTCTTCTTCGAATTCCATTACAACTTCCTCGAACCATTGGATTGTACTTCTACTGAATTACTGCGGTACTTTGTCTTCGTATTCCTTGACGTTAGCCATTTTGGCGTGCAGCTCACCGCCGAGACTAGGTCCGGCTGCTACCGGTGCTGGCGCGGCTGGCGGCTTTGCAGCACCAGAAGATACGCGCATGTTATGCGCCATCTTATAATCGTTGCGCGTTCCGATTGGGCTCTTCGCCTGATCGTTCATGAATTTGTGCGCGCTAGCGAGTGCTGCCTTTACCGGGTCACTGTCTTGCTGTTGTTGTGGCATATTATTTCCAAAATGCGAGATGTCCTAGGAGTTGTTTGAACAGCTGCCACGCCGTAGGTTCTGCGGGCGGAGCAGGAGGCTTTGGCAAGGGACCGGGAGGAAGAGGTCTCAGGCCAGCTGAATCATCTTGAATAAAATCTTTGAATGTCTTGCCAGTGGGCATGACCACAGTCGGCATCTGAGTACCGGGGAAAACGGCTTCGACTATGCCTATGATCTTTCCACTATCATCGATTACCGCGCTGCCTGAAGCACCTGGTCCAATACCGATGGACACCAAGAAACGTCCTTTTGTGTTCTTCAGGTCTTCTACTGCAGGGGCATCAATTATGCCACTCACAACCAAACCGTGTGTGGTCTGTTTGACTAGCCCGAGCGCAAAGTTGATGTTAGTTACCGCGTCGTTCGCCTTGGGCTCTACAACCATAGCGACGGGAATAGCTGGATATACTTCTAGAGACTGGAAGGCGAACAGAGCATAATCATAGCGCTCGTCGTTAGCAAACTTGTGGAGCTTAATCTTGTGAAGTACGGGCTTATCTGCCAACGTGTCGGCCACGTAGTACTGACCTTTGTCGACGGCTGCGTAGTTAAAGCAATGACCTGCTGTCAATCCTTCGTAATCACCTTGGTCATCTTTGTCGACTACGGTTGCCGTGCATGTAAAACGGGTTATGAACTCGCAGCCCCACACCTGTTCCTCAAAGAAGAAAAAATCCTCTGTGTGATACTTGCACACCTGCTTGCCTTGATAGACGAGCAGAGTTGCCTTCGCTAAGTCTGTTTTTGCATCAGGCTTAGATTCCGCCGCACGAGCTGGCGTGACCATCAAAGATGCCGCTAACAGCGCGAGAGCTAGTAGAACTTTCACTGGGGTACCCGTGGGAGCTGGCGGAGGACATGGTGCCGTGTTCGGCCCTCGTTGCCTTAGACTGCTGGAGGTGGAGCAACTACAGGAGCTTTCTTAAATTTATCTATGATGGCTTCGGCCTTTTGTGCTATGTTCATTGCGCCGCTTCCACCGAGGAGATACGCTATCCCTGATAGATCGGGCATAACGTGGTTTTTAATAACCAGGTATGTGACCCAACCTATGCTCGCGGCTACGAGTGTTGCAGCCACGACGTGCGCGGGGTTAACCGACGCATCCCTGTCATCGAAGAACGCTTTCACGAAACCCATGATTAGTGTTTGAAGCCGCCCATCGTGTGGGCGAAGTTTGCCATGTGCGCGACGTGCGCGTTGCTTGAGTTGCGAGCCGCTGCGATCTTCTCAGCGGGAATCGTCTCGCCCTCTGGGACGTGGAGCGCACGATGGAGCCCGCCTTTGCGGAGGTGGTGCATCGCGCGATAGAGTGATGGGTTCTTGGCTGCCATTATGCCCCCGGTGTTGCTGCGGGACCTGCGGGAATGCCTGCAGCGGCTGCCGCTGGCGCCGGAATACCGTGCTGCCCTGCGTCGGCTTCAGCCTCGCCTGGGTTCGGCGAACCTGTGTGCTCCATCATCGAGTCCATCATACCATCGTGGTCAGCGACCGCGTGGTGAACGTCCTTGTGGGGACCTTCGTGATGAACGTGATGCATCGTAGCGCTGCCGTCAGCGTGATGCTTGACGTGCGTGTCCGTAAATCCGTGGTGCGCGTGCTTGCCTGCGTGACCTTCGGCCATGATTACCACCCACCTTCTTTCTCGGCGCCGCCGTTCTCGCTGCGCTCGTTAAGCATACGTGCTCTAGCTAGGCAACCTTGGTCAAAGGTAACATCCTTGACCGCCTCTGGCTTCGGTATGCTGCCCTGGCGCAGAGACTCTAGATTAGACTTACCATCAGACGTGGTCTTGTCCATCTCGGCATTTTTGTTGCCTGATGACTTAAGCCCACCGTTGCCTGTTGGCATGCTGCCCTTGCGAAGTGTTTCTTCGTTGCTATCCATCTTTGACATCTTCATGACTGCTCCTGTTGCTTCTTGCGAGCGGCGTGCGCGATTGAGTATGACGGCTTGCCGTTATGAACGTGTTGCGGAAGATCGTGCTTACCTTTCGTCGCCGCATCGAACTCCGCAAGATTCTTCTTGCCGAATTCTTCGGGATGAGCGTGGGCCCATCCTTGTTGCGCCTGCGAAACAAAAGGCATTACTTCTCCTGCTCTAACAGTGGGTCTTTATCCACCAACGCTACTACATGGTCTGTCGTACGACCTGCGATGTGCTTCATGTCGGCTTCGATGTGCGAGAGGTGATTATTCAAGAGGACTTTCATGTCCGTCTGAATACCAATCATGCCCGCTTCGACATTGTCCATGTGCTTTGAGGCACGTTGAAAAAAGTCTTTAACAGGCTGAAACAAACTGCGTGCATTCCAGCCCACAACAAGAATTCCGACAAAGAAGCCCGCGTCTCTCAGCGTTGAGATAATCTGACCCAGACTGTTTACCTGGGTGTCGTACATGGGGTCCTTTGTTTTAAAGAATCGGCTATAACGATTCGATGCTGGGGATTCCACCCACCGGGGGCCGCCGCATTATATCGGGCTGGACCGCCACGGGAAACTTGTGGGGCGACTCGCGCCGCCCCTGGGGATTACTGACCGAGCTGGAATTGATACAGCTTGGCGATGTTGCCAGAGTTGGCGCTGTTGAACTGCACGCCAACAACTAGACCGAACGGAGGCTCAGATGCGAAGTTTATGGCTGACAGATTGTTTGTCAAGACACCAGAACTCGGCGAAGCAACGCCGCTGTAACTGCCTGATTGAGTTCCACCGACGATTCCGCTGGCGCTATCACCAAGAAGGTCAACCTGAATAAACCAGTTATTCGCAACACCGTCAACGGTAGGGTTCAACGCGTTCGCGCTGCTCGCTGCGATGACTGTGTACGACGGAGATGTCACTGTACCTGTGTTAGCATACAGTCTAACCGTAAATGTTTCTGACGGCGCTCCGCTGCCGCTAACAACTGTACCAGCTGCGATAACCGTGAACTTTTGTGCGTTCAAACGGCTGGAGCCGGGAACTGCCAACTGACCAACTGCGCTCGTTGCCGAGGGAGCAACCGACTGTACGCCGATGCTGGTGCCTAGCAAGCGAGGGAAATACTGAACGCTGCTCGAAGCAGCGCTTACTACGGACGGGTTCAGGCCATTGACCTGAAAGTCATTTAGAACTACCATTTTGGTTTTTCCTTCTTTGCCCGCGACAGGAGTGTTTATACCCCACGCCGAGAGTGTTCATGGAACGTACTTGATCGTGCTGTACGTCACCACCAATCCACATCTGATATGTGGAAACTTAATGCCAGACCCAACCACAGCCTGGGCAAACTTTTTCTTCACCTGTTTTCTTTTGGAGAGGATGTTTACAGACAGGACACTTGCGACGCCACGTATGGCCTCCGCACTCTTAAATAAAATGCGCTTGCGCGCAGATTAGGACCCTGTGGCGACTCCCTGGTAGTTCAGGTAGTACGAGATATTGCCACCTTCGTTGATGACTTGGATGATGTCTTCGAGGGATTCATTGTCAGAGAAGACGTCTGCGAAGAGCTGCGCTGTGGTTGCGGCAGATGTGAGGCGGGAGTAGTACTGACCGATACGCGTACCGTTGGTCGCGGAGCTAGCCGGATTATGTACCGCGCCTGCGTGGTCCACGTTCAAAAGGATGTTACCACCTTGACCGATAATCTGAATGAGGTCAAGGTTCTGGTTCCCTACACCGTTAGGGGTGACTTGCGGGAACGCGGTAACGACGCTCGCACCGGGTTGGCGGACGAGATATGCGTAAAGTGTAGCGGCCATGTTGCTCCTGTGAAAATGGTTCCGGCGTGTGGATTCGAACCACAATGAGCGGCTTCAGAGACCGCCATCCTACCGTTGAATGACATCGGAACAGAAAATTTTACTACCGGCGTCGTGCCGAGGCAATCTCGACCGATATCGCGGGATGGCTCTATCCGGTAACTTCCACCATCACGACAAGAATTTGGTTGCTCATGATGGACTCGAACCATCATCGCCGGTTTCAAAGGCCGGGGTCCTACC